TATTGAGGGTTCATCAGGTAGTGCCGTTTCACTGTTACAAGGTTGAATTTCGGATTAGTAGTTAGCGTGTTTGCCGGAACTTCAACGGAAGCTGCCGTACCGTTCCCGTACTGCATATCAATGAACTGCTCCGACTGAATAAGCGCAAGGCGGTCTTTCGTTGTTACCGTAGGAGAGGGGCTTTCAACAGAATGGTTATGCCCATTTCCGTAGTATGCCGATATAAACGCATGGTGGTCTATTGTCGTTATCGTTCCTGCTGGCTCGTTTACGGAGCTGTTCTTGCTTTCGGGATGTCCGCTGTATTGTTTTGACAGAAAAGACACCTGTGCAACTCCGAGCCTGTTTTGTGTCGCTACCGTTGGGCAAGGCTCATCAATACCAGGTGCGTTGTATTTTCCCGTCCGACTCATTGAGTTGTATTTGACAAGGAAAGCATCCTTGCCCCCAGCGACAAACTTAATCAGACCTGCGTAAATTCGCTCCAAAGTCTTTTCCGAAAGAGGCTTCTCACGGAAAATGGTATTTCCCTCGTCCTCGAAGTCCAGCACCTCCTTTACGGGCTTCCACTTCTTCAAGTTCCCGAATAGCGTAGTTGAGCCATCCTTGCAGTGCGTAGGAGCAGGGAACACAATAGGCAATCCGTTCTTTGCGAAGATGCCAAAAAAGCGTTTGCGGCTTGTGTATGCCCCATAGTCGGCAGCGTTCAAAATACGGTGGTCGAACTTGTACCCGTAACGCTTTACATTGCGTACCCAACGGGTATAACTCTTCCCCTTATCCATTGAGATAGGCTTTCCGTTCTCGTCCATGTCGCCCCAGCTCATAAACTCTTCCACGTTCTCAATCTGAATGTAGTCCGGCTCTATCGCTTCAATATAGCGGAAAAGATGTTCTGCGAGTGTCCGGCTGTCCGCATCACGTGGCTGACCACCCTTTGCCTTGCTGAAATTCGTGCATTCGAGCGATGCCCAAAGGACTATCAGCGCATCGGGGTTCTGTTCTCTGCATCTTTTCAGATGCTCAACCAACGGGGAAAGTTCAAGTGTTCTTATGTCCTCCGTGAAGTGAAGAGCCTCCGGGTGATTTGATGCATGAGAGGCTATCGCCTTTGCATCATGATTGACACAAGCGATTACATCTGCACACGGCTCATCATGCAGTCGTGCGCTATTGACACCTGTAGATGTACCGCCGGCACCGCAGAATAGGTCGATGTATAATAGTTGCTTCATCGTTATATCCCTTTCATAAAGCAAATCCAATGGGTGTTTGCTCGTTTGCCGGATATATGCCCGAAGATTGGCTTTTGGTCGGTAAGTTTCAAAACTTCGGACACCCTAATATCGGTTTCATTCCATTTGAAGATTAGGAAACCTCCGGGCATAAGCACTCGGAAACATTCTGCAAAGCCTCTTCTTAACATATCTCGCCAATCAGAATAAAGTGCGCCATACTTGATATGCTGATAACCTGTTGGCTGAGCTTTCTCATTGAGGCTTCCGTACATATCTGCCATTTTGGACTTACCGACATTCCGTAATAGATGCGGAGGGTCAAATACTACCATTCTGAAATGATTGTCGGGATATGGCATACTCGTGAAGTCGGCTTGCACATCGGGTTTGACTTCAAACTTCCGTCCATCGCAAAGGGTTGTTTTAACCTCGCGAATGTCTTGGAACAGAACATGAGGGTCGTTCTTGTCGAAGTAGAACATCTTGCCACCACAGCAAGCGTCAAGGATTGGTTTATGCACACTCATTTCACATTTTTTCTTTTGCATAATGTTATTTTTTGAATTTACCGAAGATTTGTTCTGCTTTCTCCACCGCGTTCAACATAGTCTTGCTAACGAGAGCGAGCTTTACTTTTATAGCCTCGAAATTAGTACCGTTATATTCATGGGCGACCTTAGTCATGCAACCGGCCAACAGCGAATATTTCTGCACTTCGGGAAGATTAGACCCTTTTATAATTTTCTCAACCTGTTCACTGATAACCTTGTATTCGGGAGTCATTTTGCTGTCCATGCCGTATTTATTTTGAGTTAAGCATTTCACTCAGCTCCTCGGCCTCACGTTTATTGAAGTCATCATCTTCATCAGTGAACACCTTGATGCAGGTTTGATAAAGGCCACCCTCGCAGATAGAGGAGCGACACACAGCCCAATAGCCATGATACTTACATTCTACATTGTCGATGCGCTTAACGCTGTATAGTGCAAAGCAATCGTTAGCTGAGCCACGATAGCCCTGTATTTTTGCGTTGAGGCTCTTGACCTTTAAGCGCAGACGTTCTGCGGCATAGTGTTTGCGCATGGCTATTACAATAGCCACACCGAGAAAGAGTGCCAATATGATGGCGATAGTTATAATTGCTGTCATTGTTGATATTATTTTAGAGGTTGTTGTATTCAGTTTGGAGAGCTTCGAGCCGAGCCTGTGCCTTGATGCGGACAGCTTCTGCAATATCCTTTCTATACCTGTCTACTTCCTCGTCAGTGAGTAGTTCACAGCATGAGGATGCGCAGCAACATCCGGCATTGGCAAACATGATTTCGACAAATTTGCCTCTCTCAATATTTGCTAAGATTTTTTCTACATACGCTATCTGCTTTTTGATGTCGATAGCGGTGTTCAGAGTTTCGTCATTCATATTTTACTATTATTTTATCTTCGGCTTTTGCCACCGATGGGTATTACGTTGTATGTTTTGAAGCGGTCAATCAGTCGCCCGAAGCCGTCCTTATACTTTTCTTTGAGCTGCTCAATAGAAAGATTGGTAGTGACGTGTGCCTTGAGGTGGAACTGCGACCAAATTTCATTTCGTGCATGGAGAAATTCATCGGTCAGCACCTTTGTATCCATGCCGTAAAAGGTGGTAGTCTGAACCCCGATGTCGTTGAGGCAGATATTAACCGGCTTACATTGGAAGCCCTTGTTTTCCTCCTCATTGAATGTGTATCGGTCGAGGTTGTTGTGCAAAGTATAGTAGTTTATCATTTGCGTGACCGACAGGTTGTGGAAGAAGTTCGGGTTTTCGGTGTAGCGCAGGTATTCAGAGAATATCTCCATCAACAGGGTTTTGCCGGTGCCGACATTGCCGTGAAGCATAATGTGTTTGTGCAACTTGTACCCACGACCCGGAAAGACCTCCTCAGCCAAAGGACAATTGTTGAAATACAGCAGGAGAAAGCGCAGTACGTCACGGTTGTTATCATCAATCACAAACTCACGATGTTGGTAAGCAAGAACCTTGTTTGCTATCTGCAAAAGCAGACGAGAGTGGGCTTTATACACCTCCGGGATTTCAAGAAGCTGCCGTTTCTGTTCTGCTTTTCGCACATCATTCATGACACGTCTAATCACGTTATCAACAGCCGACACACCAATCCGTGCGAGTTCGGCGCGTTGGCGCTCCTCCTCGGTTTTAGGCTCAGCGGCCATGCGGCGGGCGTGGTCTTGCTCCATCTTGGCTTGCAACTCACGCTCCTCTCGTTCTTGACGATATGCGTTTTGTTGCGTTATCCAATCCGGCAAACTATCTCCAATCTTCTGTAACATAATCAAACGTCTTGGCCTCCAAACCCACCGCCAAATGTGTAATCAGTCGGAGCAGGTGTTGAGGGTTGGTTATTTGTATTTGATGCTGTGTCGCGGTTTTTAATCCTCATGGCCGATATAAGGTGACGCGACCAATCGCTGTAATCTCTATGTTGAGTTTTTGACAGCTCCCATTCAGCTACGACAGCCTCTGCCAATGAGCGCAATATACCTATCTCGCCATAACCTAATCCGAAGTTCTTGCAAAGCATTTGTAAGTTTTCACTCTGCCCATTGGCAAAAAACTCATGAAGCCACTCCGTATTATTGGTTTTGGTCGGAGCCGGAGGCACGGGTGTAACCTGCGCAGGTGCCTGTGGTGTGACCGGCTTCGCCGCTTTTGGCTGTTTCGTTTTAGGTTTGCTTGCTGTAGTCCTTTGCTGAGGCTCGTCCAACAAAGAGTATTTATCAATCCGGCTCATACGTTTGTTGAGGCGCTGAATATTGCAATAGCGCACTTGAATACCCTTAGATGTTAAGACCTGTTCCGTGTCATACATATTTTTATCGAATAACCCCAACGTCAGGCAGGTTTTAATAACCTCCAATACATAAGCCTCCTCAAAGCCCGACATTTCCGAGCCAATGAAAGGCAACTCATCGTCCCACTGCATGAAGTACCCATTCTTGTAGATAAGACAGAGCAGGAGAGCATATACTGTGACAGCTTTACCACCTTGACGCTTGATTAACTTGCGAATGCGTATGTCTTGAAAGAAGTCTATATCAAAGGGGAAATACTCAAGCCCCGATTTTACTATTCGTGCCATAGCCGTATTGATTAAATTTCTACGATTGATATTCCGTGGACATAGAGCATCAATTTTCGTTTGATTTTATACTCTTTTGTGCGGACTCCCTTTGTGTCCTCGACAACGGTCTTGCCGTCTGTGTTGTAGACAAAATCGGCATAGTAGGAACACTCCCTTTCCAAGAGGTTGCCGGCGGTGTCGCGTTGCGCAGGGATAAGCACATACTTTACTTGCTCACGGAGATTAGAGATAAGGCCGGCGCGTTGCATCAGCTTCAGTTCGTTGGCTCTGCTATGTTCCTTTTTGGAGTCGTAGCCGCCGGACTTCTTTGCACCATACTTGTTGCGTTTTTTTGTGGCCGGTGCAACGCGCAATGCCTTAAATTCGTCAATCGTCATAGCTGTCATTGTAAACTTTTAAAAAGTCAACAGGGATAAAACAGCCGATAGGGATTATCTTTGACTCTTCAATAAATGAGTTTATCTTATACTTAACAAAAGTCCGTTCTGGGTGTTTCAAGGACTCCATGAAACGCTCCTCCTGCTTGTCGCGAAGCCATTTTTCGATAAGCATATTAGCACGGACAGCGGAAACTGTCTGAACGATGAATGTGTGGTCTTCTTCTATGTCGCCTTCTTTGTCATCATGGAGGATAACATGAGCACCAATCTGATAGAATTTCTTTGTTTCCTTTTTATCATCGTCCTGCTGCTCATCATCGGGATTTCCTTTAGAAATATTGTCGCAGGTTGCCTCAACAAAATCTTCCATTGAAATATCACCTTTCAGATATGCAGCATCAATTTCGTATCTACGAGCTTCAGCGGATTTAAGGCGGTCTATAATAACCACACAATAATCCATTTCTTTGATATCCGAAATTTCAAAACCGCCTTTATAGTTTAGCTCTATGAAGTCCACCATAATCACCAATGCATTGGCAATAGAATTAGCATATAGAAGGAATGACTTGCGTTTTCCGTCAATCTTAGCCACAGCTTTGAATGGTAACAGTGAACGGTTCTCAAGTAACATACCCTGCCGGTTCTGATTAGAAACCTCTACTTCTTTAAGAGAACCCTCTTGTATCATGAAATTGATTGTACAGAGAACGTCTTGGCTGATATAGGTGCCACGTTCAAGCAGAATTTCGTTCCGTTCTATGGATACAACTTTGCCGCTACTCTCATCTACGAAGTCCTCGGTCCACGTTTTTAGGGCGCGACGAGCGACCCATTTACCGAGCATCTTTTTGGGGTCATCCGTTATATAGCGGATTTCCGTTTTTCTTGAGTCAATCATTGTTCATGCGATTTTTGAGTTGATTACTGAGTTTGAATTTCACAATGCGCTGTGCCGGAACTACAACCGTAGTACCAGCGTTGATGTTACGCGCCTTTTTCTTCTTTGTGGTTTTGACTTCCATCGTACCGAAGCCACGGAGATAGACGTTTTCGCCACGGTCGAAAGCGTCAGCGAGAATGTCGGTCACACCGTCTACGACATGGAGAGCCGTAGATTTCGGCAGGTCAGGGATACGCTTACAGAGTTCAACTGCGATGTCATTCTTTGTCATGATTAGTCGATTTTGAATGTTGTTTTTTAAGTTTTCGATTTATTTTATCTTTAAGTTGGCCTATTGCCCAAGCGTGGGTGCTGTTGCGCAGACCGTTCAATGACTTGTAATGCTCTATGGCAATATCGAGGCAGGACATTATGCGCTCAATATCTGAATTGCTGATTTCAACCATAGTCGAGGAAAGATTTTACAAGTTCATCGAAATACATCTTGTCGGTCGGTATATCATCATCGGATGCCATTATCTGATTGGCGATGCTCCGCTTTTTATGAATGATATTGTAGAGAACCGGGTCAATGGTACTGCGCCCGATGAGGTAATAGCAGTTCACGTTATTCTTTTGGCTGATGCGGTGGGCGCGGTCTTCGCACTGACAGCAATCGGCATACGTCCACGGAAATTCCACAAAGGCCACATTAGAGGACGCTGTGAGTGTCAGACCGACACCGGCAGCTTTGATGGAGCAGATTATCAACTGAGCTTCGCCGGACTGAAACGCATCGACAGCAGCCTGTTTCTCGGCAAGGCTATCATCGCCGGTGACACGGACGGCATCGGGGAATTGCTTTTGCAAAGCCTTGACAATCTCTTTGAGTGAGCAGAACACAATCAAAGGCTTGCCATTGGCAAGGAAATTGCGTATAAAGTCTGTTGCCTGTTTTACCTTACCTTTGGAAGCGAGGGAGCGCAGGGTCATGAACTTTACCAGAGCCTCCATGCGCATTTTGCGCCGGATGTCGCGGTCGGTACACTTGGTGTATTCGCGCAGATAGGCGGCGAGGTCGG